CGGCAGAGTACCCAATTCCACTTACACCTTGCCAATTACGGTAAATAATAAGGTTTCCTGCCCAGTTAAAGTTGTCCCAAGTAGCTGCATCCCATACGCCTACGGTTGTTGGGACTGATTGGAATGAAACTTGACCAAGGTTGTTTTGGGTCTGAAAGTCGGTATTAATACCAGCAAATACGCCAGGTGCGCCAGCATCTACCAAGAAAGTAGGGCGAATCATAGTAAATCGCTTTTGCTGACCTGGCAAATCAAAATAGGTATAAGCCTGTTGGCAGGTAGCTGAAATAGGCTCTCCGTCATCTGCATAGCCATTCCAAAAATTACCTACATAGCCATTTCCACCAAAATACAAATTATCATTGTGGATTTCATACACATTTGAATCTATGCCTACAAAGTTAGCCCAAGCCTTAGATATGGTGTGCATTACATATTGTTCAGTTCCCGATGGGTTGGGAATGTTGATTAATAGCATATTTTGTTTTGGAAAGTGTATAACTTGCCAACCAAACTCAGTAGAGTATGCGTCTGCTTCTCTGCTGATTTCGTAAAAAATCTTATCGGTTATGTTAATTCTAGGGTCTAAACGACTAGATTGAAGCGCACCTGCTAGGGGTACTAAACCGCCTTGGGTAAGCAAAAGAATGTCACCAGCAAATTTATAGAAAAATCTACGGCTAAATATATAACCTAGTTGCCATACGCCTTTTAAAGCCCATGTTAAAGCGTTTGATGGGTCTGTTCCGTTATAGACTATAACTTCACCCATGTTTGTAGCAAATACAGCGTAATCATCTGCGCCTTGACCTGCGTCAAGAGTCCATGTAGCCATACCTTGCATAAAACCACCGCTTTTAGCTATTCCACCAAAATCCAATGGAAAAGCATCACCACCAAGCGAATCAACAGGCAAATACCAAACATTCATGCTGTTTTCTTGTGTGAAATATAAGCGATTTTTAAACAGGTTTACATGAACAAAAGTATTGGAATTAATGTTGTAGGTTGTGCCGCCAGTAGTGCCACCTTTAATCCCTAATACCGTATATGTGCCAGTCGCGGCAACTACTGTAGAAGTGCCGGTAGATACAAAAGTAAAGGTTGTTGGCCCTGTTACTGTGATAACAAAACCACCTAAAAAGCTAGATTCGCTAGATGCAGTAATGGTAACTCGGTTATTAGTAACTAAACCATGTGCTGTTGCTGTAGTAACAGTTGCCACATTGGATGGGCTTGTACGAGAAATACCAGTTATAGCTGCTGCTGTAGTAGTAGTTGCCATCGTAAACCAAACAGTTCCATCAAAAACGGTAACTGGGTCTACGCCATTACAAGCAACAATGTAATCACCACCAATATTGGAAAAGTTTACATATTGAAATTTATCGTTAGCAACAGTAAAGACTTGACTAGCTGTTGGTGTATCGCAATCGTATATAGTTGTTCCTGCAACAGCAAATATTTGTTGGTTTGTAACCCCTGCGTAGTTCATTAAGGTGTTTACAGGTGTTGTTATACCTATGGTGTACGCACCTACGACTGAAGCATTACCGCTTGGAGTAACAGCCATTGTATAAGTAAAAGTGGTAGCCCCCGTTACCGTAATGATGTAAATACCACTATAAGTTGAAGGTGTTGTTCCTGTAATAGATACTCGGTCACCATCGCTTAAACCGTGTGCAGAAACAGTAGTTAAAGTAGCTGTAGTGCCACTAAAGGTAATGCTTGAAATGGTTTGAACACCTGTGGATGTGGTTAGCTGAGAGTACCTTGTATAGCCTTTTCTTAACTGAACATCCGTTGGTGTAGGGTATAAATTGGTTAAGGTAACTGCATCTGTAGCAGGCATTTGGGCGATAGAATCCCTAGCGTTCCATCCACCAATAGGCGCAGTTATAGATGCTGTATTAGCTGTATAGCGTTTAGCTTGACCAAATATCATGTTCCATAACCCGTATCAGGAATGTTTGCGTAACCAATGAGAACTTTAGCTGGGTACGGTGCAAATGACAGGTTAGGTGCGCCTTTGTCTGCCGCTTTAGCAACGCTTAAATAACGCTGATAATCTTGTTGCAATGCAGTAGTGTCAAACGCTTTAATTTGGAAATACTTTAGTTTTGTATATAAAACGATAATACGGTCATCCAATACACTTGTGTCTGTATCAGTAGTAAAGCTAGTCTTTATCTGATTTGTGGCACTTCTAACCCAACCACTAGACTTGTATTCCCAACCAATATACTCTTGGGTATTCATTGGTGGCCATACTTGGAACTGGTTGTCAAAGATACGCCAACGGATTCTAGGGCCTGTTGCAATATAGCCCGACTTTAGCCATTGCCATTGTTGTGCATCTTCAGGGCCAAGAGCTTCCCATCTTTTCGTCTTATCCCATTGAGTTCTATTGGTAATACGCTCAAAATCAGGTGGTAAATCATAGGCTGTTTGGGCTAAAACAACTTGCCCAGTACCCGTTCCTGAAGCCTGTTGACTCATGGTAATAATGCTAGGACTATTAACGGTTACTACTTGGGTATCTTGGTTAATGTTAGTACCTGTAATGCCCCATTGATTAGTAACGCCAGCTAAACTTGTTCCACCTACAATAGTGAGGGTAGTAGAACCATTTGTAGAAGTGGCATCGGTAGTAATCGCTTGTGTGTAAAAGCGGTACTGAACCTGAAGGGCTTGCCAATCATATTCTTTAACTAATTCATATCCAGCAGCGTTCATTAACGCTAATATTTGCTGAACATCAGTATTTGGGTTTCCGGCAACGCTAGTAGAAACGGCTAAATTAAGCTCATTCTGTACTTGGTTTACGAGTTGTAACATCGTAGATGACATATATATCCTTTACTTGGTTTTTCCCAAGTAGTTGGGTATTTGTTGCAATTATAAACAAAAAAAGGGGAAATATCCCCCTTTTATTTATTCTACTTCTGCTTCTTGTTTTGGCTTACGACCTTTGGGCTTTTTTTCTGCCATCATAGCCATCAGAGCATCAATTTGCTCTTGTTGTTTAGCTAATTTAGCGTCTGCTTCCATCTTAATTGCAGCGTTTTCTTGCCGTAATTTAGATAGTTCTTCTTCTCTTTGGTTAGTTTCGCCAACTTGGTCAGCCAGGTTCAAAAAGGCTTTAGCTTTGTCCCTAAACGAGTAAGGATTCATGCCTGCAATCATCCCAATACGCTGAATTTGTAGGTCTGAAGCATTGGCTACAGATTCTACGGTATGGAACTTTATTCCTTTTAATTCATCGGCTTGCGAGCGACTAATGATTGTCCATTCCTCAATCGGTGTGCCAACAATCTGCTCATGGCCTGCATTTTGATTCTGATAATGCGCCCATTGACGGGGGAAACGAGCCTTGTGTGATTCTTGAGCGTAAGTGTCAATTTCAGTTAATGAATCGCCAGGTACGCAAATACGGATAAAGTCAAACTCTTTGAATATTGGTCTACCCGCAGCCATAGATTCATCATCTTGTTTCATTGAGCGTTTGTAAAAAGTTACTGCTAGGCGGCTGTCTGCGCCCATTTCATCGGATGGTAATGCCATCTTTAATTCTCCTAAGTAGTTAGGGTTATAAAAAGAAAAAGGGACACCCCTTTTGAGGGTATCCCTATGGTACTACAGGTATAGCTTAAACAGATGCTTTACCAAACCAACCATAATCACCTGAAACCATTGAAACTGCTGGGGAGATATAAGCTCCACCAGTAGCAGCAACAGTAAAGGCTGTTGTGTTGATATTGCAAGCAGTTGTGCTTGGAGCGATAGTAGCTGCTGCTACAGCCCAAACATAACGCAAACCGTCAGAAGCGAAAGTTTGTGTACCGAGTGGGCCAAAGTCTACTGGCTCACCGTAAGCTGCGACATCTGCCGCCGATTGGATGCTGTCTAAATTAATACCAGCGATGGGAAGTGTTGAATATGCCATGATTATTTCCTTAAATTAATTGAGTGGACAAGATTAAATAGGGGTTTCCCCCTACTTATTAGGTTGTCAACAAACCTTGCAAGAAGCGGTTGCTGGTTGTAAGATTGCCGGCCCAGCCATAGAGCTTCACGATAGCGTCTTGGTTAATAGACTGACGCTCACCACCGATAGGTACAAAGTTACGCTCTTTGTGTGGTCGGAAGAAGATGTAATTGGTGTTCAGCATATACATATAAGTAGCTGTTTCCTGATTACCATAACCACCACCCAATACCACATCAGCAGATGTACCGCCACCGTAGAACTTTAAGGAAGCG